TGAATGAAAAAGAAAAAGAGCAAACTGAAAGTACCAGCGGGCTATGACTCCCGACTTGAGTACGAGTTACATAAAAACGAACTGAAAGATTGGGAATATCACCCAAAGGAAAAGGTACACTATGAAGTTCCAAGTACATACGAAGCTGATTTCCGCACTGAAACGTGCAGTGTTGGCGGTGTGGGCTGTACTCAACGCAGATGTGGTGGCAAACATCAAGAAATTCTTCTCGAAGTCAAAGGAAGATTCCGCACCCGCGAAGAAGCGTCAAAGTACATCCACATCAGGGAAGCGCTCCGCCAGCAAGAAAAAGAAACTGACCTAAAAGGATCGAGTTCCGCACCGGAACGAGAAATAATTTTTCTCTTTCAAGACTCCAGCAAGCCTATGCCCTTCGTTAAGAAGCGCAAGGACGGGACTAAGCAGTCTCATGGGGAGTGGGCAGAGAAGAACGGTTTCAAATACGAATGTTTACGGAAAGGACTAACAAACAAATGGCTGAGCTAGACGAACAGTCTAAGTCCTACTTCCAGATTCCACCAACAAAGGACAATCCAACTAAGGTTGTCCTATGCAATCAAGGATTTGATCTCGACAGCATCATGCTGATCACTGAGGTCGCTATGATTTCCAAACTCAGCTATGTATTCTTTGTTCACATCGGATACAGCAACGACTTTAAGCTTGAGTTTGAATTTGAAAGGAAGCTGGACGCAATGCAATGTCAAAGGGAACTGACACGAGCATGGTCAGGGACTGGAGAGTTTCAACAGATAAGGAATAAGCATGTTTAACAAAGAAGATTTCATCAAAGACTACATTGAAGCGGTACGTAAGAACAACACTCAAGAAATGCAGGATGTTCTTTCCCGTCTGACAGAAGAGCAGACTTGGGACGACCGCAAAGAACTGGTCGAAGGCATCATCGCTGGTGTTAAGGAACTGGAAGGGGATCACAGTGTTCACCAAGAGTTTCTATCCAACCAACTCCAGCTGATTGAAGTTGCCAAGATGGAAGATCAACGTAAAAAGGATTCCACTAGTGAAGAAGCCAAGGATGAGTCCAAGGCAGAAGAAGCTACACAGGATGTAGCTGCTGACACTAGTGCTGATGAGGCTGAGGGTGAACGCACAGAGGCTGAGGCCAGTGCTGCAACTGAAACAGAAGCTGAATCAGGTGGCTATGCTCCCGCCGAAGAAGAGAAAGAGGGGAAGTCTGAGTAAGGTAATCTATCTCAGCAGTAGGGAGGTATGGGCAACTGTACCTCCCTTTCTTTTGTCCGGAGGAAAGCATGACAAACGTAACAAGTTTGAGTAAACGCCCTTATCTTACCAAAGAGACAGTGTTTAAGAACATGTCAGATAAGATTGGTAGCTCTGATAAAGTTATCATGGCAGGGTTGAAAGCTGATGGTACTGTTGAGGTATACAGCACAAACAACATGACACCAGCTGAAGAGTTGTTCATGGCAACCTGTGTGTATGATGGTGCTGTCAAGATGGCTATGATGGATAGCAATACAGATAAGTTCTCAGATGAAGTCTGGGATTAGAAAGTAAAAAGCCCCAAAGCTGTGAAGCAATGGGGCTTTTTTTTTATTTAACTCTCTGAGACATTTTCTTACGCTTGTCTGCTTCGCTCTGCTTGACACGAGTAAACATGTCCTTCATCTGTTTCTTCATAGCATCGCCGCTGGTCTGACGATTACGACTAGTCGCCATATCCGTCTGTTCTTTCTTTGAACGATACTTTTTAACAAGCGCATTCTCATACATACGTTGTTCTGAATAGGTTTTAGCCATTACATTCTCCCGTTACCCATTCTATTACCAAAGTACATGCCCATTACCCATGCAAACATATCAGTATGCCAAGGGGTAATGACTAATCCTTTGAACTCTTTCCATTGTGTGATTGTGGCATCAGATGTGAAGGGCCAGAACCCTTTATCCACTATGTTATAACCAAACCAGATGGATGGCTCCATACCAGAGTTGATTACATCAATTGGATAGGTATACTGATACCATAGTGGAGCCATTAAAGGTAGTGCAACAACACAGATAGTAAGCACAGCTGCAATAAACCGTCTTGTGAACTGAAATCCAGTATTGTTGTACTCTCTTGCATCCTTAGTTACTTGAGCCTTAGCATTCAATGCCTTCAACTCAGCTTCCCTAAGTTCCTTATTCCCTTGCATCTTCATGGCAATCAGCTTAGCAATCCAGCCAAACACCATAGAGGCAACACCAATCACCAAACTTGACGTTAGCATTAGACACTCCCGAGCAGTTTACCCAACATAGCGGGTGCGCCTGCCATTTGCCCTACTAACAAAGCGATTACAATAACCAACCGCGTCTTCAGACCTTCAACATGGCTGTCTACTTTAGTAATTTTATCGTTTAGACTGTCTCTCCAAGAATGGAAATCGCTCTTTAGTAAGTTCAGTGACTCAGTAAGCGTTTTAATTTGGAAGTTCGTCTGTAATTCTAACTCTCTCAGGCGTAATTCATCTTCCACTCTTCTGTTCCTCAACACCGCGTTGACATCTTGATGCTCTTTCTCGTTAGAAGAGTCCGTAGATCGGGTCTTTACTTGGGTCATCTTCCCTTACCTCCGGTTCCGGTTTGCCTACGGGCGTAGGATTCGTGGTTTCACGGAGAACTACAGTCTCATCTTCCATAGCCATAAGCTCTTGAATTTTCTTCTCATCTTCTTCAGAGAATTGCTCTTGTTTGGGCTGCGTTACTTGCTTATATGTTTGTGCTAAGCGTCTCTCGCCTCTTGATATTGTCTCTTCTCGGGATAAATCCTCGTCAACCATCCTTGAAAGCTCGTCAATCGGGTCTCTCCTTGCCTCTGGTGGGGTTGCAAGGTTAGACTGGATGGTTGCCATCAGGTTATCTAAGTAGTTAACAGAGCCGATCTGAGGCTCTTCTGGCTGCACCCTGTCTGGTGTAGAAACACCGACTGTACTCTTGAATTTATCAACAGCCTTAGCTGTGATAGGGCCAGAGATGCCATCAATCTGTTCTTTAGGCAGCCCTGTCAGGTACTGAGCCTCTTTAACCCTACGTGTATGCAGCTCATTGTCTTCAGATGGGTAGAAGTTTAGGAGGTTATCAATAGCCGCTGACCAATCCCCTGATGTCACCTGTCTGTAGAAATTGGGCGCACCTTTAGGGCCATGATTGTAGCGAACAGAAAGAATAACTGTTTGCTGTCTATCGCTCAGGTCTGACCAGTCTTGGCCTACCGTATTGGTCTTGTTGAACCACTTCTTTGTCTCTGCAAGGGTTGATTGCTTCAACGCCTTGTCGATAGCCATAATCTCAGAGTCATCAAGAGTGACTTCCCCGTTCTCTTGCAAAGCTTTGGCAGCTTTGTCTTTTGTCTTACCAAAGAACGGGGAGAGTTTGTTGATCAAGGCATCAGGAAGACCAAGCTTCCTGAATTTCTCTTCACTCTGCTGGCCAAGGTCAACACCTGTACCGATAGTGACTCCTGAGTTCTGGATAGGTTTGCCGTCTTCCATAGGTATGTAGGTGGTACTCTCTTTACCCTCTACATCCTGTAGGAAACTCCAATCAACAGCCATGTTAGCCTCCTAAGTCATTCTTACGGAGCATTGCTTCTTGCCACTGTTCAAAGGTGTACCCTTGGTAACGATCATCCAGCTGCTGTAGCTTCTCAAACTCAGTACGTGCAGCTTCAGGGTTACGATCCAACACAAGGTTAATTGCCTCAGTCATTGTCGCCTGCTTATAGCGAACAAAGCCTTTATCAATCGTATCAGCCAGTGTCTTACGCAGTTCAGGAGCGGTAGTACCTACCACCTTACCCCAACCTTTGTTAACACCTTCACCGTACAGGTTGATATGTTGGATAAGCTGGTCAGCTGCGTTATATCCACGCATCTGCCGCTGTACCCTACGCATATCCTCATTCATAGCGCGTGTGCCTTGAATGTCAGTACGTGGCTGAGGCTGTGTGACAGAGATCATACCCCTATCATCAATAGTCCACTCAAGATCAGGGTTCTCTGCAAGAACTTGACCAAGCTGTTGACTAAGACGCGGCATAGTGTTGTTGTACATCGTCTTAAAGTATTCTTTACTTTCTGGTGCTGCCCTATTCGGGTTCTTTTGAATCAGCATAGACACAGGTTTAACTTCCATGCCCATCTCTTCCATGTACTTCAGTGCACCAGCCTCAGACTCCCCGCCAGCCTTCATCATCTCTGATAAGACACCTTCTGCAACTTCTGCGTCAGTCATACCAGTTTCAGTATTAGTTGCACCTTCCTGATCACCGCCACCTTGATTGCCAATCACATTGCCAGTAGCAATACTCTTGTATACTCCAGCAATTTGTTGGCCAAAGGCTTTCAATGCAGTCTTATTGCCTGCCAAAGCTGCGATCTTGCCCATAGTAGGAGAGCCACGGAAGATTGTCTCTAAACGTGATGGGTCAGTTGTATTGGCAAGAAGATCAATCGTCTGAGTGAATGCATCAGAGCCAAGATTTTGGATAATGAGCTTTTCAAGACGGAACATTTCGTTACCAAGAATTTCGTTGGCACGCTTAACACGTTCAATCTTCAGCTCATTCAGAGTATCGAAGCCTACGCTGGTAACAAAATCAGAGTAAGACTGGAAGCGTGCCTCAATAGCCTGCTGAGCACGCTGGTACTGTGTAGAAGTGGGGTCATCAAAGATTTGGTCAAGTTCAGCAAGGCGAGCAGCCTTGGCTTGAGTGATTACTTGTGCCGCCGCTTGTTCATCAACTGAACCGTTCTCTTGGAATACAGCCTTCATATTACCAAGGATGCTTCCGAAGTCCACAGCTGATGCTTCAGCGTTAAGCTTACCAAATGTCTCAACATCGTCAGCAAGCCCTGCTTCTTGTTGCGCAAGAGCAATCTCTTTGTTGCGTGTATAGTAACTTTCTTGGGCAATCTGCCGATAGATGTCTTCGGTAGGTACACCAAGAGCTACTGACTCTGCTTCTGCCTGATCCCACCACTTTTGTTGCTGTGTCTTAGCAGCGCTACCCATAGAAGCAGCAGTTCTGAAAGACGCAAAGTATTGTTGAGCAGGTTCTGATTGAATGTTAAACCCAATCAGGCTTGAAGCTGCTTGACGAAGCTTATCCGCGAATAGAGGTTCTTCTGCAATCCGACTACGCAAGCGGGAAGAGGCAACAAGGCGTGCCTTCTCCCGTGTCATAGCACCTGAACGAACAGCCCCTTCAATCATGGTGAACTCTTCGTCAGATACAGGCATATCCTTAGGT